ATTGATCGCGTTCCGATTCCTGGCCGATGGTGCCGATACAAAACCGAGGGCAAGGGCAGCAAGCGCAACGGCGCGATCCGCGACATGGGCGGCTTCGCGCTGGTGCAAAATTGGGAAACGATGGAACGCCCGGCGATCTGGTCGCGGGATGGCGATAGCGTGGATCGTGCCGTGATCGAACGCGCGATGCGCGACGAGGCCAAGGAGATAGCGCGTAGGCGCAAGGCAGGTGCAGAAAAGGCGCGCGCGATGCTCGCGGCGGCTCAGGACATGCCGCACCCGTACCTTGAGCGAAAGGGCTTCCCGGATCGTCGAGGGAAGGTGCTAGACGGCGTGCTACTTGTGCCAATGCTGGCCGGCGGGCGCGTTGTGAACGTGCAGCGCATTGATGCCGATGGTGGAAAGAAGTTCCTGTTCGGCGCGCAGGCAGCAGGAACATGCTACAGCATGGGCGACGGCCTGCCTGTCTGGTGTGAGGGCTACGCGACCGCGCTTGCGATCCTCGACGCGGCGCAGGCTATCGGTGTGCGTTGCCGGGCGACTGCGACGTTCTCCGCAAACAACCTGGCGTCCATTGCGCACGGCGGCGCTGTGTTTGCTGACAACGACACAAGCGGGACGGGCCAACGCGCGGCGGAAGCTACTGGCCTGCCGGTCATCATTTCGCCCAACGGTGGCGAGGATGCGGCAGACATGCGGCTACGATTGGGCCGCGCTGCCTTCGGCGTCTGGCTGAAAGGATCGCTATTGCGTATGCGGTTGCTACGCTAATGCTTCCCGCCGCGTTCTGCCATTTCCTGCACAAGATGGAGCGGCGCAAGGGCAGGCCAGCGCGCGCCGATCCGAACCCATTGGCGCAGCGGGACTGCCCTTTGGCCTTCTACCCATTGGTGGACACAGGCATGAGACACGCCAAGCTCGCGCGCCAACTTTGTGATTCCACCGGCTTTTTCGATGACAGGCTTGATTTCCATGATGGAATGTTAGCGGGGCTACAAAAAAAGTGCAAAAAGGGGTTGACAGGCTTGTTAGCAGTGCTTATGCTTCACTCAACGCCCCACGAACCCGCCAGCCGGCGAAGGGGCTAGGAGATCGACATGGGACACACTCAGAAACTGATCCAGAAGATGCAAGACCGCATGGAGCGCAACATCCGCTGGCACATGGCGGAAGGGGCGACCTACGCCGAAGCGGCATCCATCGTGAAGTCTCAGTCCGTCGCTGGGCCTGCGGTTTGGCGCAACCTGGATTCCATCTTCGCGCAGGTGGCGGCATGAACCGCCTGACCCGTTTCGTGGACTCGTGGGCCTTCGCGGCCCTGTGCTTTGGCATCGTCATAGTTCTGACAATTGGAGGTGTGCTGTGAACATGGACAACTACTACGCGCACCTGCCGAAAGGGCCGGCAGCGGACGCCATCCGCGCAGCCTGCGGAGCCTACATCGGCAAGGCCGAAGAAATGCACGCCGCGATTGCTGCCTTGCAGATTGCCGGTGTCGCGGGCGATCTGGTCGCAATCGCCGCCGCTGCGGTGCTGCCGGGCACCATCCGCCGTCACCATGTCATGTGCGATGCGGCGCGCTACGCTGACCGCTACAGCTCCAGTGAGGCGCGGGACATTATCGAGTACGGCCAGCTGATCGCCCGGCTACAGGCGATTGCGGAAGCCCGCAGCGAGGTGGCGGCATGAGCACTATCACCAAGCTCAATGCAGGGATGAGCGTTTACGTTTCCGATCTTCGCCCTATGCCTGAACGCACAGATGGCTCCGTGACCATCGACTTCCAGTCCTCCGGCCAAATGTGGGCATCGTTCTCGGTGCATGTGCGGGTTGAGGAAGCGCGAGCGCTGGCCGAGGCGCTGACCAGCGCGGCCGATGCTGCCGAGTACGCGGAAACGATTGGTCGGCCGAATCGGATCAAGGCAGGCGCGGATGGCGGGGCTTTTTCTTCCACGGAGGATGACGCATGAGCATCGCCACCGCCCCGTTCGGCAACCCTGACGCCATCCGTGCCGCAGATGCCGCAAACGCTGCTTTCGTGCGCGCCTTGCACCTGGGCTACAGCACCGTGGCATCGCGTCAATTCGCCCGCGCGGCGAAGCGTGAGGCAAGCGCTTGGGAATCTCCGCGCGAAACCGCACTGCGCGTAGTGCTGCCGAAAACCGCCACATTCGCAGGCAATCCAGGAGGTCTGGCGTGATCATCTCTACTGACCCATCCATTGCAGCTGCAAGCGCAAAGATCGCGGCAGACATTGATGCGTTCATCGAATCAGGCGGTCGAATCGAAAGGCTGCCGACAAGCGGCATGCCGATCACGGACGTGGCCCAATACAACGGGCGCGAGCACGACAAAGATCGGAGTGCGCGAGGCGGGAAAGCGGGCCGACCGGCAAAGTTTGACCAAGCGCGCTACGTGACCATCTCCGATATCTGCACTGAGGGCGAAAAGGTTGGATTGCTCAATATCTCCCGCCGGACGTTTTCCGATGGCGTCAAGTCCGGGAAGTATCCAGCCAACGCCCGCCCAATTGGCGCGACGCGGCTATGGCTTCGAGCAGATATTGAGGCAATTGCGCGAGGTGGGGTATGAGTACCGCTCCCTATATTGAGCGCGTTACCAACCGCGTCTGGCCGCTGCCGACACCAACAAACGACGAACGCGCAGAGGCATGGCGGCGCAAGTATGTCCGCGTGCCGATTGAGATGCAGTGCGCGCCGATCAAGAACCAAAACGAACCAGAACAGGATGGTGTGCAATGATCGCAATTGCGAAAGTGGAAGGAATTAAGGACGAAGGCGCTACGCTGCTCGCCGTTATTTCCCGCGCAGCGAGCGATCCGCAGTGCGACGTGGACAAGATGGAACGACTGATGGCGATGCACGAACGCGCCGAAGCTCGAAGGGCTGAGGCTGAGTTTGCCGCCGACTTGGCCGAGATGCAGGACGCCCTTCCCAGTGTCGGCGAGCGCGGCAACGCAGCGGGCCGGTACACCTACGCGCTGTGGGAGGACATCAACGCGGCTATCAAACCGATCCTGAAGCGCTACGGCTTTGCGCTGTCTTTCCGCACGGACTTCTCCGATGGCATTGCCATTACGGGAGTCTTGCAGCATCGCGGCGGGCACAAGATCGAAACCACGATCAAGCTGCCTGCTGATCCAAGCGGAAACAAGAACGCGGTTCAGGCTGTGGCTTCCAGTGTGAGCTACGGCAAGAGATATACCGCTGGCGCACTGCTGAATCTGACTTCGCACGGGGAGGATGATGACGCCTTTGCCGCAGCAGCCCCGAGCTACGAAATCGGCCAGTGGAGCGATGCGATCCAGGGTGCTGCCGACAAGTCCGCGTTGGACAAGATCGCCGCCGAACTGAAGGCGACGGCGGGCATCCCGGCCAATGCGCTGCGCAACATTCGCGCCATTTGGGCCGCGAAGGCCAAGGAGTTGAAGGCATGAAGGCGAACGAGGCGCAAAATACCGAGGGGTGGATGCTGTCCAGATGTGGCATGTTCACCGCTTCCCGTGCCGCCGATCTGATGGCGCGCACCAAGACCGGCCCGAGCAAGTCACGAGACAATCTGATTGCGCTGCTTGTCGTGGAACGACTCACCGGCCAGCCGGTTGAAACGTACCAGAATGACGCGATGCGGCGCGGCACGGAGTTGGAAGCGGAGGCGCGTGATGCCTACTCATTCACCACGAGCCTTGCGGTTGAAGAAACAGGCTTCGTGACGTGTGATGACCTTCCGAACACAGGATGTTCGCCAGATGGACTCATCGGAGACGATGGGCTGGTTGAAATCAAGTGCCCGGCCAGCATGGCGAAGCACCTGGATGCGTTGCTCAAAGGCTCGCACGCCGTCGAATACGCATGGCAGTTGCAGCATCAATTGATGGTTACGGGCCGTGCATGGGTAGATGCTGTGAGCTACGATTCACGGTTCCCGGAACATTTGCAGCTCGCGGTTGTCCGGGTGTTTCCGAACGAGCCAGCCATTTCTGAACTGCGCGAGGCTATCATGGCTGCCGATGTGGAAATCTTTGATCTGGTCGGGAAGCTGGCGCAGGCTGCGCAGAAGGTGGCGGCATGACCACCGTCACCATGACCATGACCGACCGGCAAGCGCAGTGCGTCATCGATGCGCTCGCCCTGTACTGCCGCATCGGGCTGGGTCAGATCGAGGAACTGGACATGCTTGCCCGTTCGGGCTTCATCCGCCCGACTGCTGGCACTGATCCCGCCGACGTGCGCGACGAACTGGCAGCCCTATGCAGCAGCATCAAACGGCTGCTGGGACACCACCCCGGCGGCAGTTTCGGGATCGGCCATGACTTGGTGCACGAGTACGCCAATCGCGCATTCGAGATCAAGAAACAGATCGAAAAGCCGCTTGCCGAACACCGCAACCCGAATCCCAAGCTGCGCACCGTGAACTACGACGGGCGCATCGTCGCCTACACCAATGATCCGAACATCACAGTAACCGTGGAGGAATCACCATGAATAATTGCAGCTTCATCGGACGCATCGGCAGAGACGCCGAATTGCGCCACACCCAATCTGGCAAGGAAGTGACCAGTTGGCCTCTGGCTGTGGATGTCGGATACGGACAGAACAAATCCACGCTCTGGCTCGACTGCGCGATGTGGGGAGAGCGCGGCATGCGCTTGGTCGAATACATCCGCAAGGGTGAGCGCATCGGTGTGCATGGCGAAATCAGCCAAGACACTTACCATGCCAATGACGGCAGCGAGAAATCCCGCGTTCGCCTGCGCGTGGCCGATGTGACGCTGCTCGGCAGCAAGCAGGACGGACATTCCGGCAGCCAGGGAAGGCAGCAAAGCCGCGCCGAGCCTGCAAAGCAGCAGGACATTTCGCGGGACACGGCGGATGATTTCGGCGACGACCGCATCCCCTTCTAGCGAAGTGGCGTCGGCTTGAATTGTTAGGGCGCAATGCCCAAACGGAGCAGAAATGAACCTGAGAAAATACAAAGTTTGGTGGCCGGAGCAAGGGCAGACAAAAGATGACGCCCGCGTCTTTGATGCTTTTGACCATGAAGATGCGGCGGCAGCATGGGCGGATTGGTACGACGGATATAGCGCGGATTTATTGCGATGGTGGCGAAACCGGAATTGCGGCAAGAACCGATTGCCGACGGTGCCGAACAAGCCACCTAACACCTGAATTAAGCCGCCGCGCCATCGGCGCGGTCGGATTGAATGACCTGTTAGGTGGCACGTAACGGAGGAGAGCGAAGTGGCAATTACCGGAGGATTCGGCGTAATGGTCGATACGCAGCGGGGCACAACCCGTAGCTGGTACATGAATCGGGATGGCGTAAAGCGGTGGGCGGACAACGACGCCCCTTGCGATGCACTTCCGGAGGAGTCGCTGACCAGCGGACTGGACGATTATTGCGAGTGCATGAAATGCGGGTTCATTGGGCTGTTCCAGGCAGGCACCGAGACGTGCCACAAGTGCGGCCAATACGGCGCGCTGGTGGATCGAGTGCGGCCTAACGTCCGAATTGAGCCGGACCGCGTGCCATGAACCACAAGCTGCCGGGATGCTACGAAGCGGTCTCGGCTCCAATGAGTTGTTAGCGCACTGGAGGCGCAAAGAGCATGACTCCGAACATTATTCGCGGGCCGATTGGAGACAGCGGGATTACGGCAAAAGAGATGGACGATCTGCGCCGCGACGCCGAGCGGTACAGGTGGCTGCGGGATCGTATGGCCGTTGAGGATACGCCGGAGGAACACCCGAGCTGGTCAACGCCGAGCGAACACGAGTCGCAAAAGTTTGACGCCGCCGTGGACGCCGCGATGAACGGCGCTAACACTGGCGATAAGCCGCCGCGTGAAACGCGGTCGGCTTGACCGGCTTGTTGGGCGGCAGCGAACTACGGAGAGAACATGGAAACCGAAGAAAAGCGAAAGTTTTACGTTGGAATAACAGAGTGCGGCTGCATTACGGCAGCGTTGGTTGACAGGGCAATGCGATGGAATACAAGTTCTGGATGGTGAAAGCTGAAAACGGCGGGCCGCCGAATAAGGTTCACGCTACGCAGGAAGCGGCCACGGAGGAAGCGAAGCGGCTTGCCAAGCAGCACCAAGGAGCACGCTTCTACGTGCTCGAAGCGATGACCGTATGGGCCACCGCTGAGCCTCAAGTGCACGGCATGAAGGTAGAACATGCGGCGGAAGTCGGCCCTGCCCTCTAACGCCGGAATTCAGCCGACCGGCACCGCGCAGCGGGTGAGCGTCAACTGGATTGAGTTGTTGGACGGCAACACCAAGAGGATACAACGATGGCAGCTAAAACGATGAAGCTGGACGTGCGCTTGCCGCGCGAACTGACCGAACAACTTGCGGTGATTGCGAACATGGCAGGTGTGCCACTTGAATCAGTGCTCAAGATCGCGCTGGCAATGTACGCGCTGCGTCATGTGCCACCGCCGCCCAACCCCTGAATTAAGCCGCGCCGTAGGCGTCGGCTTGAATGAATTGTTGGGCCGCAGTGCCAGGAGAAATGAAAT